ATAAGAAGCATTACCAAATGAACCTGAAATAGTAAGTCCTGGTACTTTAGTGTAAGACACTGATTTGATAACTGCCCTTGTGTTCTTAGCTTTAATCTTAGTTCCTTCTACCACAAGATCATAGTAGATACTTCCTTCAGTATTTACATGTCCAACAGCAATTTGACCTCCACCAACAGAAGGAACAGTCATAGGGTTTTCAATCCTAAAGCTGTTACCGTTGATATAGGTCTTAGTACCACTGTCATTAGAATAGATATTAAGGCTTAAAGCTTGTCTTACCTTGGTAATCTGTTCCTGATTAAGTGTAGGTTGATCTGCCATTAATTAATTCCTCCTGCAAGGTCATTCTCAGTCTTGCCATTGTTAGTTCTAATAAAGGCATTACCATCAACAGTTCCACCAAAGAGGTTAATGTTACCTGTTGCAATATTTCTATCAGGTCTTAGGCTACCCTCAAAAATAGTTCCTCCTGTTTGATTCCAAGCACCTGAGTTCTTAAGGTTTTGAAGGAGATTTTCTAGTGCACCCTTTAGTTTATTATACTCTGCAATAGGAACATACCCTGATAGATTAGGTTGAGGAATACTGATAGAACCTCCACCATTAGATAAGCTCACAGTGTTTTCACTAATTGAGATAGTCTGCTTATCATTAGGTAAAGTTACATTGTTACCATTAGAGATTGATAACCTTCTTGTGTTATTGTCAAGGGAGAGGGTCTGCTTGTCATTATCAGGCTTACCTTCTAATGCAGTCAATCTTCGTTTAACATCTGTATCATTGTATGGAGTTTGTTGAGGAAGGGTTACAGAACCTCCATCTGTTAGTGATAGAGTATTACCTGAAAGAGACAATTTCTGTTTTTCATCAGGAATATCTACACTATTACCATTAGAGATACTGAGCTTTCTTATAGTTGTGTTAAAGCTTAATGTTTGTTTATCATTATCAGGTCTACCCTCAAGTGCTGTAATTCTATCACGTAAAGCTTTATCATCATAAGGAACAGAGTCTTTAGGAGTAGGTAACTCTACCTCTCCTCCTCCATTAGATAACACAAGACGATTACCTTGTTTAGTAATAGTTTGTTTATCATTAGGGAGTGTAACAGTATTACCATTTTCAATAGATAGTTTTCTTGTATTTTGATCAAATGTAAGAAATTTCTTTAAGTTTATGTCATAGTTACCAATTCCCTGAACGGTTATATTATTACCATCAACTTTAGTAACTTTCCATATACCTCTATTAACATTAGACTTATCTGCATAGTAGTCTTCTACAGTATCTCCTACCTTAATTCCATCACCATTTTTGATATTATTTAGATTAACAGTTTTAGTTACATTAGAGTCAGCTCTACCTGGAATATCACCATTATAAAATCTGTGAACAGGCGACTGTGTTACAGTAGATGTAGGTTTATTTTCAAGAGCAGTTATCCTATCTCTCAACTCATCAGCATATCCATGAGTAAGAGATTGACCTAGATAGAAGATATGAGCATTGTCACCTATAATATCACTTACTACCCAATAGTTAAACTTTAGTGCTCCTGAACCTGTATAATCATCTATAATATCCTGAATAATATCTCCTTCTTTAACACCATACTTGTTAATAAGGTTATCTAATGGAATTATAGACTCAGCTCCCTCTGCTTCTTCTGTACTAATAGCTCTCTTAGTATATCTAGCCACAGGTGTGTCATATTTACTTAGGTCAACTTCACCACCATTTGTAAGCTTTAGTTTATTACCATCTAATGATAGTTTTTGTTTATCATTATCAGGCTTATCTTCTAATGCTTTTATCCTTGACTTAAGCGCAGTATCATCATAGGCTAAGGCTACAGTATCTTTATCTTCAAATTCTACCTCTTTGATAGTACCATCCACAAGTGTGTAGGTAAGTTTAACTCTGTTACCATTTCTTGATACACCTACAGAGGAGGTGAAGTTATCTGTCTTACCTTCTAGAGCTTTCAGTCTATTGATAATCTTAGTGTCATCATAGGTAGCTCCTCCTTGACCATTAACCTTGATCCATTTAGTTCTATCAGGAGAAAGGATATAAAGGTCTCCATTAGGTAGAAGGTACATGTGGTCTCTATCACCCATGAACACATCAGGTAGCTTATCTACAGGAGCTACCCAAGTGTCTTCAGCAGGCATACACTGAGTACACCATGTATTAGGGTTTCCACTACAAGTTGTGCATCCCATTAATTAATACCTCCTGCCAAGTCATTTTCTGTCTTACCATTATTAGTACGGATGAAGAAGTCACTATCCACTGTGTTAGAGAACAAGTTAATATTACCTGTAGCAATATTTCTTCTAGGAACAAAGTCTCCTTCAAGACCTCCTTGCCAAGCTCCACTAGCTGTAAGGTTATTAATGATCTTCATTAAAGCATTTTTAAGTCTAGTATTCTCAGCTCTGAGGTCAGCATCATTGTAAGCAGGAGAAGGAGTTGGAATCTTTCCTGTAAAGGAGATAACTCCATCATTTGAGATACTAATATCCTTACCTGCCTTATAGGTTTTACCCCCTGAGCTATTATTCATTAACCAACATACTTGTGAAGTGAGGTTTTTATTGAAACACCACTGTGAGTAGAAGGCTTTAGAAGTCTGCTCAGGTAGGTCACAAAGAGTTGTATCCCTTAGCACAAGGGAATGAAGTTTAATTCTGTCATCATTTTGTTTATAGAGAGATGCACAGGCGGTTGATCCTGGTACAATCTCTTCACATTGACAGTTAATACAATCTGACATAATTTCTCCTATTTATCATCAATAAAGCAATCAAACTTGCAATCCATAAGGTCACATCCACCCTTAATGAGAGGAATAATTTCTACTTTCTTCTCAGGTTTAGGAGGAATAGTAGGTTTCTTAGGAGGTTGCTCATTAAATGGTTCAGGCTTAGTAGCATTATTCACAGGAGGTTGCTCAGTGAATGGAGGGAAAGGTTTTCTCACAATCTGCTCTCTTGTATACACATTTTGGTGTCTATCTCCTGGATTGCTACCTCTAGCTTCCACTTTCAAATGAGTGAAGTTTGCAGGAAGGTTTGTGAATGTCTTATTCCACTTGATAGTGGATAGATGCCAGTTAGGTCCATAGGCAAGCTTCTGTGTATCAGCATGTTTAGCAAGCAGAATATCCTTTTGAACTACTGAGTAGTTGTTTCCTCCATCTGTGGAAGCATAGACATCAAAGTACCAATCATAAGTACCTCCATACTGAACATACCAGCCTTGTAGTCTTCCTCCAACACCAGCCTCATAGGAGTATCCTAAGAGGTTTAATTGGATATCTACAATAGTACCTTCATTATTCTTAGAAGTGAAACCAATACCTTGACCATAACCATTTCTGTGAGCTTCACTGAGGTCAATACCTTGGACACTACCATTAGGTGATCCACCCATAGCAACATCTAGAGGTGCACCATTACGTTGGAATGTACCCCAAGCTTCTTGCCACTTAGTAGCTCCTCCTTGTTGGTTGTTACCTGCTTCATACTCACGTTTTCTTCTTTCATAGTCAGCTTTTCTAGCATTGTAAGAAGCAAGAGCAGAAGCATAGTTGGAATTGCTATTATTATATGCTTGCAAGTCTCTTTCATACTCAGCCTTTCTAGCATTGTAACCATTCAGACTAGTTTGATAGTCTGATTCAAGTCTCTTTTTATTAGCCTCCCAATCTGACTGGTCAGGTGAAGGCTTGTTAGCCTGATCAGAGTTGTAAACACCAATAAATCTATTGACACTTTCAATCCTCTCAGCTAAGCAATGTTGTGCTTCACATACCTTTTGAGCTTTACGCTGTAAGCACTTCATACGTTTAATTATATCACAGATGATCTCAATAATGTTCTTGATATTACACCATATTCTGAAGAACCCATGTGCTGTATTTTCTTTTACTTTACACTCTTCTCCATTGGCAATAGCATCACCAGCCAACTTCACAGAGTCAGCTAGGTCATGCTTCATTTTCTCACATTCATGAGCTTTATAGAACTTTATCCTGCATCTGCAATTAGGACAATATTCAAACATAGTCTCTCCTAGCAGTTGTCACAGTCAATAACACAGCCTTCTACTTTAGGTAGTGGTGAATTGTTGTTTACATAAGTAGCTCTAACATCACTTGAAGTAGGGTCAAAATCCCATTGGTCTAGTGTCTTAAATAGTAAGATATCTCCTGTGCTTCCTCCTTGTGGTCTCAACACAGTTTCTTTACCAATAGAAATTGATCCAGGCTTATCTGTGAAGCTTGAACCTGTTTGGTAAGATTTAGTCCAAACAGTTCTACCACTAGTGTCTTGGATAGAGAATGTTGCATTGTTACCATAGCTTCCTCCATCACCTACATATTTAACACTATCAAAGTCAACTCTAGATACATAGGCTTTAACAGATCCATCCTCATTCATGGTATACATGTGAGATACCTTACCTGTGATAGTTCCTCTACCTACTTCTCTACCTGCATACACCATGTTCCACACAATAGTAAAATTACCATTTTGTTGAACAGCTACTGAGGTGAATGTATCACCATTACCTGAGGCATTAGCAGATGTACCAAAACCTTTCATACCAAAGACAACATTTTCTAGCATCTTACCTTTAATATGTTCCACAAGTCCTGTGATTCTTTGATCTTGACACTTAGCAATAGCACAGAGCTTATCTACTTTACTTTCTAGACACTCTAGCTTAGTAAGGATATAGCACAGTTGATTGATTATGTTTTTTAGGACACACCATACACCATAAAAGCCTCTTCTAATAGCTTCAGGAAGGTTACACCACTCAGCCTTTAGGATAGCTCTCATCTTAGGTCTAATTTGAAGGTCATTTAGCTCTTGTAGCTTGGTACAGTCTCCAATACCAACATTCTCACAGGAGCAGTCCTTTTGTTTACAAATGTCTTCCATAGTTCCTCCAATAAAAATAGGGAGGGGATATACCCCACCCCCTTAACCAAACAATAAGTGGTTTAAGTTCCAAGCAGACAGCCAGATTTCTCCTGAAGTTCTAAGCTTGAATTTTCTCCAATAGTAGTTTCCATCTCCTACACCACCTACACCAGTATCACCAGTTGCAGTTTGGTCAAACACAAAGTAGTCACCTACATGTGTCACTTGATTAGGAAGTTTAACACCATTCTTATCTGTGATAATGATATCTTCTACAGCAATTCCATTATCAGTCCAGTTAAAGGATACTGGTACAAGCTCTTTACTATACACTTGCCACAAACCATTAACATATTTAAGATCATCTACTCTATAAGCATGTTGCATCTTACCAGGAGCAGAGGGTTTAGGTGTAGCTTTAGAAGGAGTTACATATTCAGCACCTCTAGCCATAGCTACAAGTCTATCAATATCAATTCCTCCTGGACATGCTGTAGATGATACTTCACCGTGCTTCAGAATGTGTTGTCTATCAATAGGAATACCATAGCGTTCACAGATATCACGAATGAGCTTAGCAGAGTTTCTATAAGTTTCCTCAGCAATAGTCCATGTAGGCGCACCAGTGTTGTTCAAGTGTTCAATACCAATAGAGCGTTGGTTCATTGGATAGTTACCTGCATGGTAGGCAACATAGTTTTCACCAACACATCCCCAAATTTTATCAGGTGTTACTTGGTAGTGAGCAGATGTACCATGACCTGAAGAAACATACCAAGTATGTCTAGCTACAGCATCATTAGTAGTCGCATTGTGGTGAATTACAATTCTGTCAATCTTTGTACGATTGCTATCACAATTCATAGCATTAGGATCTACACCAGTAATAAGTCCTGAGTAAATCTCTCCATTAATATTCTTAGCAGGTACAGCCACAGCAGTGTTTCCTCCTTGTGGTTTAACTTGTGTAGCCTTCTTCTTAAGTCTGAAGGCTGTAGGATAAGTAGCAGAATAAGGAAGTTTAATAAGATTAACAGCAGAGCCTCCTGAAGGATTAGCAAGTTGACTTCCTTGGTTTTGACCTAAGAACCAACCAAAACCTCCACCAGCATCACTATCAAACAATGCTACGTGAGATACAGGAGTCCATCCAGCTACCTCTTTAAAGACAGCTACATCTCCTTCTTCCATAATCTCTACTTCATCAAAGTATTTAAGGATACCATTAGTTCGTCTTTGTTCCCAAAGATCCTTGACATAGCCTGACACAGTACAGTTGGCAAAGGGGACACCATTTTCTCTACACCATTGTGCATAAAAATCCCAGCATTGCCAGCCATAAGCACCATCTACATCTGTACCCTTATTCATCCACTTGGACTTAAAGGTTTTGTAGTCCATGTTTACTCTCCTTGAGCTTCATTATATTTCTTGCTTGAGATTCCTAACACAGTACCTGTGAAGGTAGTAAGCAAGGCGAGTGTTCCTGTAATTGCAGTTGAGTCAAATTTGTATAAAGCTCCAAGCCCTGTAATCAAAGTGATCAATGCTGGTGCAACTACAGTCACAAGTTTCTTATAAAAGTCATATTGTTTGTTTGTCAAATTCATCTAGTTCTCCTTATTATTAAGCTTTCTTAAAGATACCTGGTACACTAATGATAATACGTTTATTAAAGATATCAGGGTTATCTGTAAGTGACATTCTTATAAGCCTAGTATTTTTATCCATATATATAGATGTAGTACCATTGCCCACCCAAACCTGAGATTCAACTAGTTCTACTGGTACAGGGGCATCAAGAGGTAGTTTTGCAATAATCAACCCTTTTGCTACTTTAGACAAAATGATAAAATCTACTTTAAGGATACCAACACCAGTGGAGCTTGAATAGGTTAATGTAGCTCTAGGTGTTTTATCTGTTTCATTTTCTCCTTCTTTTACAGTATCTTTTTTAATGAAAGTACCTCTATACACAGTGATATCAGTTGATTTTTGCTCCTGAGTTTTAATCAAGTCTTCAACTTCTTTTTTAGTGTAAGTATCTTCCTTTTTGTAAAACTTGTTTAAAGCATCATCAATATTTACATCATAAGTAGTTACATTACCTTCAGTAGTTGGTGTAGCTGTAACACCTTCAGAAGTTGAAGTAACCTTTGTGATTGTATCATTGTCAGCTTTACCTTCTAAGGCTGTTACACGCCCTTTAAGAGCTGTATCATCATAGATGGTATCTTTGTCCACCTTGTTCTCTAAAGCCTTAATACGAGTATCAGAGTCAGTCTTAACTGTACTTACTTCATGAAGTACATCAGCTAGTGAACTTCCTAAGCTATTGATCTCTTCCTTAAGCTCATGATCATCATATGCAGTACCACTAGGAAGTGTGACTGAGTTACCATCTGAAATAGATAGGTTATTTCCTGACAAAGTTAACTCTTGCTTAGGATGTCTATAATTGATATTATTGACACCATTTAGCACAATGTTATCACCATCAATAGAAACTACTTTAAACATACCAGTATTGAATACTTTATTATCCCAATAATGGTCTACTACTGTATCTCCTACTTTAATAGTATCTGCATTTACAAGCTCATCTCTTGTGATCCTTATATCTTGTTCACTACCTATACCTATAATATCTCCTTTAGCAAAAAATAGATTTGCTTCATGAGGAGGTTCAGGCTTATCTTCAAGTGCTTTAACTCTAGCCTTTAATGCAGTATCATCATAAATAGTATCTTTATCAGCAGGTAACTCAATAGAATTACCCCCTGAGATACTAATAGTACGATCATTGATAGAAAGAGTTTGATTATCCTTATCAGGTTTATCTTCTAATTCCTTTACTCTTTGTTTAAGAGCAGTGTCATCATACACAGTATCTTTGTCAGGCTTATTCTCTAGAGCTTCAATTTTAGCTCTTAAGGCAGAGTCATCATAGGCTAAAGCTACAGTGTCCTTATCTTCAAACTCAACTTCACCAGAAGTTCCATCAACCCTAGTATAAGTGAGTTTTACCTTGTTGCCATCTCTAGACACAGTAACTTCACTTACAAAATTATCTGTCTTACCTTCTAGGGCTTTAATACGATTGAGTACTTCTGTATCATCATAAGTAGCTCCACCACCCTTGTTACATAGACAGCTTGCATCAATAGTTACCTTTACCATTTTCCTTTTCCTCTTCTATGTGTTTTCTCATCTTCTCATTAAGTCCATGAATGTAATGATTACCATTAAGATCATTAAAGTATTCTTTCACAAGAGGCTCAGTCATATCCCACTTCTCTTGCCAAGAAAACTCAGTTGAGTTATAAATATTAAGATACTCAGAGCGTAAACTTGAACGCTTAGCACCCTTAGATAACTCAATAAGCTGGTTTCTCTTGTGATTAAGCCAAGCAACACCACAACCGCAAGCTGTAGTCACAAAGAGGGTGATTCCTGAGATTACAGCTTGGTTTTCTAGGAGTTTTACAATTAATCTATCCATGCTACCTCCTATAGTGTATCAATCACTGAAGTAGTTGCAAGTTCATAGAGTGTCATAGTAGAACCATTTCTTTTCACTAGATCTATATCAAGTCTGAAAGCAGAATGGAACTTAGTTCTATTTACACCTATGTGATCTCCTACATTGAGTAACGGTACTATATTAACCTCAACTTGGGTTACTCTATCACCAAGTACTTTTTTAATCTCTTCACTGAAAACTTCTGACTGTTTTTCAAGTTCTTCAGGTGTAATAGGTTTTCCATTATTACCTACTAATGCACCTATATTACCATCATTTGTTGGAGTAATATTACCATAGTAAAACTCATAATTATCAGTAAGTTCTTTAATTTCTAAATCCGATGTGTCTGGTGCTTGAGATTTAGCTAATGGGATATTGGGGTTTATTACTGGTCTAGAAGATTCACCATCTACATACATAATTTGTTTAGGTAGTTCTAATGTCTTCTTCTCACCAGTATAAAGGGTTAGATTAATCACCATAGTTGCTGTTTCAGGCTCATTTTCATTATCTAGTTTTTCCTTAAGATAGATATTATCAATAGTGAAAATGTCTTTATAAGTTAGATAATTACTTGATGGATATGTATCCATAAGACAAGAATTTAACCCATTTTCTGTATCTTCTTTAAGATACATAGCTCTATAAGGGTTACCTCTTACTACAAAGAAAGTATTAAGAGTGGTACACTTAAATAGATCAGTTACCTCTTTAGGAATATCACTAGTATTATTGTTCTCAGTTGGAGTTTCTGAAGTACTTGGTGAGCTAGATTCACTAGTACTTGTAGATGTAGTTGTTGATCCAGATACATTTTCAGATGTTGACATAGAAGTGGTTGTACTTTCTGAAGTTGATTCACTTACTGATGTAGATGTATCTTCTGAATATGGAGGGTGATCATCTAAATAGCTTATATTTAACACCCCTGCATTATGACTAATTTTTTTACCTGAGGGCGTTGTAACTTCAATTACTATACTGTTCCTATATTGAAAATTATCTCCAACATTATCCTGGTTGTTTACCAAAATATTTACAGTATAACCTTTACCTAATTTATTTTCAAGGTTAGTTTTATTAGTCTTCTTAAAAGTATCTATTGTAGCCTCATCAGGGACTTTTAATACTCTATTTATATAATCTGATACCAAAATCTCAGGTATATTTTCAAGATGGTTATTACCTAATACTTCATTAGTATGAGCTTCCTCATCTACAGTATTAGGAACTTCTTCTTCTTTTTTCTTCCCTCCACAAGTGATCTCAATGTCTAATTCATCACACTTTGATACTAACATATCACAAGTAGCCTTTGGGATAGGGCTAAAGCCCTCATAAGTTGGATAGATAACTCCACAGAGTTTATCTTCTTCAGCCAATTTATAGACCATATCTTCTCCTATCTTACATAAACATCAATAGATGTCTTCTCATTAGTTAAGTAGGCTTTACCTTTAAATCCAAAAGGGGTGTCATATAGTCTACCTTTTACATCTCCCCAGGAGGAAGGCACAGAAAGGATGATATGACCATCTTGGTCTGAAAGGAAGCCATAAGCATTATAGCTTTTATTCACACTAACACTTGTAGGGAAGTTGTTACCTGAGGAGTATGTCCACTCATAACCACTATATTCTACCCTACCTAGTGATATAAATTGAGCCAAAGTGTAGATCTGTTGAGTTCCTGACTGATCTAGACCATCACTAGTCTTATCTGAGAACTTATCATAGCCATTAGCCTTCTCAACTTCTTTCTTACCTGGCTCTTTATCTTGCTTAGAGTACTCAGTTTTCTCTTTTACAGCAGATTTAGGAAGGTAGCCAACAGTACCATTGTACTTATCATAGATAAGCCATTCACCACTGATCTTACCTGTAACCTTGTTACATTTATAAAAGGTATCAAGCACAGTGTTGTCACCATTACCCTTAATACCTTCAACCTTGTCTACTACAATCTCATAGAAAATTCTTTGTACTCCACCACTCTTCTTAGTCTTGCCTGAGTTAGCACTAGTGCCACTAGATCCATCAGGAGTATAGTTATCCTGACCTCTGATTCTCACAATTCTAAGAATAGTTGCTCCATACCCTGTGATTGTTCTTGTATGCTCAATAACGTGAGTGATACCATTAAAGTTTTGCTCAATAACTCTAGCGTTATTTACTCCACCTCCACCATACACAAGTGTGTGTCCATAAGGTGTGCTTGGTTCATTGGTAGAAATGATATCACCTACTTTGAGTTGGGATTCATTTGAGTAAGGAATAACATCAGCAAAGCTACTGACATCATTACCTATACCAATTTGATTACCATTACCTAGGAGTGATCCACCAAACTGTTGAGCTACCCAATTCACAAGGTCTACACATTGATAAGGCTGTCCAGGAGGGAATCCATCAACATCAATGGATTGTCCTACCACACGCTGTGCAACTTGGTAAGCATTTGTCATATCAATTATACCTCAATCTTATCCTTCAGTAAACTTGAGCACAACCCTGTTATGTAGGAGAAGTCATAGCTAAACTCCTCATTATCTAGGGTGATAATATTGTCTTTTTTACGACAAAAGATAGAGTATTTTTCCAGTGTAAGCTCTAGATAATCACTGTCCATCCACTCCTTAGCTCCTCCATAGTCATGGTTCTTATAAACCTGTCTAAAGAAGTATTCCACAGCAGATTCCACAAGGATTCTATTTCTCATACGTTTCACAAGAAACTTTTTACTCTCCATAATACTCCATCTCTCTTTCAATCTCTTTCAGGGCATACTCAACCCTCTGAATATCACTTTTAAGGATCTCATTTTGGATCACACTTTGATAATCAGTAGGGTTAGATGCTAAGTGCTCTTCAAGTTTAAACTGTTTAGCTTCCATGCTGTGTAGCTGGGCAAGCTTATTCTTATATTTATTGTATAGCCTTGATACTATAATGTTCATCTTTACTCCTAGTTAATATGACTGAACTTAAGAAAGTTCCTAAGTGTAATATGTGCTTCTCCTAGTGCATACACAGTAAATATCTTCTCACCAGCACTGAATAAAGCACTTCTCTGAGCATCATTTAGATACCAAGCAGAATACATTAGATCATAACCTTCCATTGGGTTACTATTAGGGAATATACCTTCTCCACTAGCATCATCACCAATCCAGTTACATCCCCACTGTCTCCTAAATATTTCAGTCAATTCAATCTCAGACTGCTCTCCTGTAGCTTCATTCTTAGCACTTACTACTAAGTGGACATCTGATAGAGGCATTGTCTTCTTTCCATCACACTGTGACACATCCATCTTAATGATGAACTTTAAGAACCATCTTTGGAATCTATCCAAGTCACTAGGCACAAGAACTCTAAACTGAGCAGATCCTTTAGTTCTATCAATCACAACAGTGTCACTTGGAGATTCATTCTTCTCCTTAGGTGATTCATCCTTGCTCTCAAGGGCTTTCTTAACCACTTCAAAGTACTTGTTAGCTCCATCAATACGCTCTTGAAGGGCATTTCCTTCAACACCTCCCCAATCCTTTAGGAAACGTGCAGTAAGCTGTGCAATATCACCATCACTAGAGGCAACCTCTTTAACCACATTCTTCAGTGTCTCTTCACTCATCATGAAAGCTACTTGTGTGTTGAAAGTAAAGATGCTACTATTTCTAGCTCTAGCAAACTCATAAAGAGCCTTAGATCTTGGACCTGTCCACTGACCTAAGCCAAGACCAATCCAGTGTTTACCTCCTACATTGTACCCAGGTTCATTAAGAGGGTCTTTATACAAGGAAGCAAAGGCTTGCCATGAACCCATTAGATTTTCAGCTGTAGGTTCTTGTGCTACCTTATCATATTGATGCCCTGTAGAGGAGTCAGCTTCATATCTTCTAGCAGTAACATTAGACTCTCTCACAAAGTACCCAATAATAGCAGATACTCCTTGTGCTTTAGCCTCAGGAATTTCTTTCTTGATAGCTCTAGCAAAGGTTTTTACTCTTGTTTCAATATCATTACTCTCAGATCCTTCAATACTATCATCTGAGTAAGGAGCACAGGAAGAAGCAGTAGAAAGGGAATCCACATAGTCAAGAGCATAGAGGTCAGTTACCCCTCCTCTACGCTGTTTTGACTGTTGAATTACCCTAGATTTAGTTCTACTAACAGTATTTACTAATTTATTTAGATAATCTACCATTTTTCCTCCTACTGATTCACAATGATGTCTCTATCACTGTATAGATATTTAGACAACTCTAGTTGCTGTAAGTGGTTACTTCCTACTTGGTAAAGGTCAGTGATCTTGGTCACAAAGAACCAGTTACTTTCCTTCAATACCTTCTCATAGTACTTAGAACAAGCTGTTAGCTCCCAAACTCCTGCATTAAGGGTAAATAATACCCTATCTCCTGCCTGTACTGTATGCTTCTTCAGAGGCTCTACAGTCATTGTATAGACTATCTTCCTACGAGAGTTCTTAAGTCTTCTAATAGCTGTTCTATAGAGCTGTTCTGTGGCTCTCAGTCTATCAGCATCTGTGATCTCTTTATTATCTTCTGCGATTGACTGAGTATCATTATCAGTAACTGTGCCCCAATAAAGCTCTCCTGCCTCTAAAGCAATACCTTCTTCATCTAAGATAGCAAACTCATCACCAATGATCTCAGGAGCAAACACAGGAAGCTGTGGATAGTCATAAGAACGTTGTGAGTTTACCTTGTTACCTGTCTTGATCACAGGGAATCCTTCAAGCATAAACTTAGGATTGTAGAAAATGTCTCTAAGGGTTAATGAACTAGCTCCTGAGTCTGACTTATCTGACATAGCTACAGCAATGTTGATTGTGTCCTCATAGTTCTCAGAGATGTTATCTAATGACACAAGGTAGTTGTATTCATTGATGAGTACATCCCTCTTGATCCCAAAGATACCAAACTCAATTAGGTAAGGATCATAGCGATTTACTCTCCAATATAAGGAAGTAGTCTTCTCACACACTTTAGTAAGAAACTCTAGGAAGGATTCTCTAGAAAACTCATACTCAATTAAGTTCTTTTCAGCATAGTCATCTACATACTTGATTTTGAACTCATTAAGTAAGTCATCCTTGTGCTGTTCATTAGACCAGTAACCCATAGCCTGCTCTACAGCAGATACTACAGATCTAGCTTTCACAGTAACATTGGTAGGAAGGGTACGTTTCCCTAGCCTACCAATTACATGTGAAGTCTGAACAGTTACTGTGCTATTCTGATAGTCACTAGACTTGTCTCCTACATAACCTTCATACTTCCAGTCATCTGTCTGAACTACAATGTGTGTATTACCACTAAGTAGCTTGGAATATTTTAAGGGTAAGGTAAAGGCGATAGCAGGCACTTCCATTAAGGCAAACTGTACTTGAATATCATTAAGGAAGTCATCCTTAGGAATAATTACTGACTTCCTTCCTGAAGCCTCACTATTAATAATATAACCAATCATACTGTTACACTCTCATAATCTATATAAATACAAGCAGTATCACTTTCTACACCACTTACTGACACAGTATTGAGTCCTTTCTTGATGTAGGGTAACTCAGCACATAGTTTAAGCACAGAAAGCGAAATATCCTGATAGTTGAACTCTAGACATTCCCAAGACTTAGCATACTTAAGCTCACCTTTATAGTTAGCTGTAAGTACTCCTGAGTACTCACCTTTAATCTTGAAATCAATATCATTGATCCTCACAATAGGGTCTTTGAAGTCTCCTTCAATAGCAATACTCCACTTGTGGCTGTCTAGCACTGTAGTTGATAAGAACTCTCCTGTGAGAACTTCATTCACACAGGTGTCACAGATAGCATGCTTATACATACACTGTAAGCCTTTACCATCTTTTTTACACTTAGAGCAGTTATATACTACTCTCCACTTAGAGTTACATTCTTCAAAGAAGTCATTCATAAACTCTACATTGGTCTGTGCTGTACATAGATCAATCATACCGTCCATCTCACAGCAGTCACTCTCACAACACTCACAGTAGTTATTACAGTTAGGTAGCCCATTACAGCAGTGTCTTGACTTGCCTAAGCAACTAGCCTTCATATCAAGGAAGTCACAGTTATCATAAGGCTCTAGGAATGTCTTATCATCATCTGCCTTATACCATACACCATCTGGATTATCAAACTCTACTTTAAACACAAGGTAGTCATCATCTGTCAGTACCCACTGTTTGTTATTCTGAATACTTGTGACATAAGCATTGCACCACACAAGTTGTAGACCTGTTTGTACAGCCCACAGCTTGCCTGGTGTCATTAATTGCTCCATGATGAAGTCATAGTGAGCTTGTACATGCTCTTCTGACCAATCATGTGTCTTAAGTGCTATCTGTAATGAGATTGTGTTAGAGTCCACAAGAGACATCTTACTAGTGTTACCAACATAAGACCCATTAGTAAAAGTGCGTGAGGTTTTATTCTCACGCAAACTAATACTTTCTGTCTGCTCATCAATAGATTTTCTACCAAGGAACACTAGGTCATTAAATTGGATGTAGCGTTTAGGTTGGGTGAAGTTTTCATCACATCTAAACATTAAACATACCTCATCAATCTGTCAATTCCAAACAACCCATTTAGATACTGAGATTTGTTGTCAATATTTTGACTTATCTTAGCATTATTTGTGTTGTATACATTATTAATTATAGTCTGTCCTGAGTTACTTTGCAAGGCTTTATTACCATATTTGTTGAGATTATTCAGGAAGTCTAGTCCTAGACTTTCAACAGCTTTCTTCCTCAAGACATACTCACCAGGAGTAAGCATTGCAGGCACAGTGTCAGTACCTTTTGGAGTCCATTTAATGCCTACAGCATCACCTTCAGAGTGGTACTCAGGAATTAATCCTCCTTTAGATCTAAATGAACCACCTACAACAACACCTATACCTCTTCTAGTAAAACTTCCAACAGATTTAGGTGTAGAGTTAAAGATCTTATTGATAGCGTTAGCAACACTGTTTGCAAAAGAACTAAGAGCACCTTCAACTTTACTAGCTTCTGCTGTGATATTAGAGGTATCAACATTGCTAGGGTCATTACCACTAACTTTGTCTTTAGCCTCTTTGATCTTACCTGTGGTCTTGTCAACTTTAGTATTAAGCTCTTGCACAAGGGCTTGTCCTTCAGGTGTAAGCTTAGATACATCCACAAGATCAATAGGAATACCTTTTAGGAGTTCATTAGCTTTCTCTAGCTTGAGCTGTCCTTTAGCTTTAAGTTCACCTACAACATTGTAGAAGTTATTAGCAGAAAGTTTGAGTGAGCTAAGATCCTCTTCACTAAGAGCACCTTTATCATCAGCTACCTCTTGGATAGCCTTTTCAATGGTCTCACCATCCTTAAGTACTTTGTCAATTACTTTTTGTCTAAGTTTTTGATCAATAATACCTATTTTCTCTAGGATAGTATTAAACTCTTTAGTGTCAGCTTTATAAGTAGAATTGTCAGTCAATCTAGAACCTGTTAGCATCTTAAGATCTTGGATAAGATCATCAACATTCTTACCTGCAACTTCATTGATTTTCTCTTTTGTAGCTTTTGATGCCTGTTGAAGTTTATACTGAATAATTTTGGAGTTAGCATCATCTAATGCTTTACCAGCAGTAGAAAGACTAATAAGATCTTCAGTGTTAAAGTTTTCACTGTTCTTAACTATACCATCTAAGAGATCTTTCCAAACTTTATTCTTAGTACTATCAACTACTTTTCTAAGTTCATCTGTTGCTGTAGCATGGACTTCATCATTACTCTTAGAATTTGCTGTAGCAGACTCCTGAAGTGTTCTAGCCCATCTATAGAGATCTTCCTTAGAAGCATTAATAACCTTCTCTTCACTAGCTCCCATGTCCATTAAGACTTTCTGAATAGCAGAATCTTGATCTTCCTTATTACTGAAGTTCCCTCCTTTAAGTGCATAGTCTAATTGCTCTTTGACTTCAGCAATCTTCTTGAATGGAATTTCAGGAATCTTCTGAGTAGCAATTCCAAGAGCATTGAAGGCATCCGTGAAGTTCTTAGAAGAAGCTTCTTGTCTCTTGAACTCAGTATCAGAGAGAGTTTGGATAGTTGCAGTAGTACCATCTGTGGTATTCTTAAGCTCAACATATCTTTGACCATATTGTGCATATAAAGCCTGTAATGACTTCATAAGTTCAAGGTCAGTCACACCAAGCTCTTCTTTCCACTGTGCCCAAGTCTTCTCTTGACCACCAATATTGACACTATACTTGTCAACATCTTTAGGAAGGTACTCAGTAGCAAGTCCAAGATTAGATCCACCTTTACTTAAGTCTCCACCAAACTTACCAGCGTTACCTGTCACAAGAGATAGAGCATTAGAGATATCAGATTGCACAGAAGAGTCATTTGTAACTGATCTGTAGAAGTTCCTCATGAGGTCTCCATACTGTTTAGCCTCTTCTTTAAGAGCCTGTACTTTAGCCTCTCTAGCTACTTTATTCTGCTCTTCTTTTTGCTTCTCAGCTTCAGCTTCAAGCTTAGCTTGTTCTTTTTTAGCTTGGTTTTCAGCATAATTTGTGAACAACCCTTGGATAAGTCCTACAAAACCACCAATACCAGCACCAATAGCTGTACCAATAGGAGTGAACATAGATCCAATACCAGCACCAGCTAGAGCTCCTGAAGCAGTACTTGTGATCACAGTAGAGGCTTGTTTCATTCCTGAAGAAAGCTTACTACTTTGAACAGCATTATTAATACCTTCTAGTGCAATTCCACCAAACATTGTACCAATAGCTAGTCCTGATGTCTTAAGTGCTTGACCTAAGTTACCAGCCTTATCAAAACCTGCCCCAATAGCTTGTCTGAATGTACCACCATTGGCTCTAACATTCTTATAGGCTTGAGCAGAATCTTTAAAGACTTTGCTTAGCTTAAGCTGTTCTTTAGTGTTGTTTCTAGCTTGTAAAGCTAGTCCTGCATAGTAGCTTCCGTTCACAGGGTCATCTGCAAGGAAGGCTCTCTGACTCTTCTTAGAGTAGTACTTATCAGCTCTTCTGTTAATGAACCCTGAGAAGAGTCCACCACCTGAGAGAAGACTTTGACCTCCTGTAAGTCCACCAGCTACACCTTGCTTAACTTTTCCTGGAAGAGCAAAGTTGCTTAGTTGACCAAGGCTATTAACAGTAGTACCAATAAATGATACAATGTTAGACACAAGAGAGGTAGCCTTACCAATGAGTGAACCAATGATGAGGTACTTACCTACATGACCAAGCACTTCAGCCACTTTAGCAAACATCTCTACCATTACAGTAAGAGTGTTTAGGATCTTTTCAAAGCCTTTTTGAAGGTTTCCTCCACCAAAGGACTTGATAACATTCTCAATAGCTGTCACAACAGCTTTAACAAAGTTTGAGAGTGCTTTAAAGAATCTAACACCTGTGTCAGATGTAAGGGCATTAAGGGCACTAGAAGTGATTCTAGCAAGCACAGGAGCTAAGTAGTCAAGTAAGTCTTTAATGACATTACCTAAGTTCTTAAGTCCATTTCTGAATCCATCATTGTCAACACCCTGTCTTGTGAGTTTCACAAAGTTTGAGAAGAAGTCAAACACAGAAGAAATTAACTTGGATGCAACTTCAATTATAGGTGTTTTCTTGACTAGAAAATCTAATGTTTTAACTAGCTCTTCTGCAAAACCTCTAATAGATGTAACTACTGTAGTTGCATAGGAAGCATACTTACTATCACCTGTCAGTGTTTTTAGTACATCTGACATACCTTTAAGGAACTCAGCTAGTCCTTTTACAGCACCACTACTTACAGCAAGATTTTGTATATTAGTGATAACCTCAATGGTGTTAGTGATAGCATCTAAGATACCTCCACCTACAAGCTCTCTACCAATATCAACCCAAGAAGTTAAATACTTGATATAAGCATTACCAGCATCACTCACAAAACGACCAATAGCACTTCCTGACTCATTGAAGAGGTTAATCAGTGATTGCATGAAGCCTTGGAAGTTCTTCATCACATTACCATCAAGGCTAGAAGTGAAGTCTTTACCAAACTTCTCAATAGACTTGATGAGTTGATCACCAAACATAAGGGTGATAGCTCTTGAGAACTTATTGATATTCTCAATGCCTGTACCAATAGCATCTCCAAGCTTTCTTACATAGCCTTCAAACTTTTCACTTCCAACAAGATCTGTGATGTTCTTGATGAAGTCTCTTGTAGCTACATATACCTTGTTAAGTGCACCAGGAGAAGAATTACCATCCTCATCTACCTTATCAAACACAAGAAGGTTTGACAGGGTTTCTTTTAAGTTCTCAATAGCTTGCTTAGGAGTAAGGATAGATGTAACTAGACTTTGGAACTTAGGACTGTTACCAACTTCTTTGATAACATCTAAGTACTCATTAGCAGTGATACCCTTCTTCTGAGTAGCTTCAATGATAGAACTATAACCCTTAGACTGAGCAAGAGCTAAGAGTCGTTTGTTTACTTCAGATGCACCAAGAGCAGAGAATCTTTCTCTAGTGAACTTGAAGTCTTGTTGGTTAAGATAACCATTAGCAAGCATTTGAGCTGTTTGCTCTCCTGCTGTTTTAAGACCTTGCACAGGGTTGGCTGTTTGTGCAATAAGTCCTGCAAAGGCTTTTACAATATCCTCAGAGTCTTTACGGTTATAAGCATAGTAAGTTGATGCTTGGTTGAGCAAGTCAGAAGCATCATACACAGAAGCTTTACCATAGTCTCCTAGTCTCTTAAGAGATTTATTTACATCCTTTTCATTAAAGCCTAGAGATGACATGTTGACCCGATAGATCTGCATAGCATCCCCTACTTTTTGTGACTCAGAGACCATTCCAACAACACCTTGTCTAAGGGTAGTCACAGCAGATGTAATGATCCCCTGGAAGCCACTAGTGAGCTTTCCATTGACTAATGATGTAAATGACTTCTGTACATTTAAAAGCTCAGATGAGACTGATCTGAGACCACTGAGCATGGTTTTAGCAGGATTGATAGCTCCTAGCTTAATCATATTTGATGTCAGACTAGTAAGTGCTCTATCAGCTATAGACATAGCAGATCCTACGTTTTTCCAAGACTCAGCTAAGTTAGTGACCTCTACTGCTTGACTTTTTACCTTGCTACTTCCACCAACACTAGATCCTGATGCCTTGCTCACAAGAGTATTTACATTATTGATCTGTCTTTGAATATCAGAAGTATCAATATTGAGCTTTAAATTAATAGAGGGCAGGTTATCAGACCTGCCCATCTTCTTAATCATACGTTCAATATCAAGCACAGTCGCTTTCATGTTATTCAATAATTTTGTCTTAGCCTCAATATCGTTAAGACCATTAATTGTAACACTTATAGTACGTACTGACATTAAAACTCTCCTACTTAAGCTACATCCTCAATGTTTCTACGGATTTCATAGAAGTTACCATTTTCATCACGACTTACAGTGAATGTCAATGACAAAGTGATTTCTCCATCTGTACCGAACTCTCTTGAGTTTTCTGTAATAAGAACATTGTTGAATACATAGTATTCTCTAATTCCTCTTGTGTTTTCAACCATTTGAGTAACACGGAAGTGAGTATTTCTCAAACGTTTATCATTAGCTACAATAAGCTCAACATCACGCTCAGCATTATAAGTCACAAGAAGTTTTTCACCAATGTACATTGGGTTCACAAGAACTGTACCACGACTCAATCCATGATGTGTTTGAGTAAGAGCGATAAACTCATCATCCTCAAGACCTACACCAGCAGAGATTGGCATTGATGAAAGGTAAGTACAGTCACAGCGGTCAGAAGAGATAATGATTGTATTACAATCTTCATAGTACAAGTCAGGAATCACAAGTGATCCATATTCTTTACCATCTACTTCAATTCGTTCTACTGTGAAGCTGTCTGTCACAGGAATACCACTTGTAAGCTTCTTAGACATAGATTGAAGTGGGTTCAACCAGTAGTCATTACA